CGGGCCGGCTGCGGAAGGTTGCCTTCGCGTCGAAGGCGCTGGGCATCAGGGAAACAGGCAGGCCCTTGTTGCCCTTGATGAACTTCAGATCCAGGCCGGCCTTCTGGTCGGACGGGAAAAGGGTCTCGCCAAGATAGGGAATCTTGTTGCTCTGGGCTTCAGTCCAGTTGGCAGCGATAACCTTGGGGGTTACCTCCTTACGAAACTCAATCAGGTTCATAGGATTTTTCTCCTTTCATAGCTTTTGGTTTGTTGCGTCATACCGGCCACTGCACATGCCGGAGCAGGTGGCCGCAGCCGACTCTCACGTCCCCGTAGATCGGTATGCCGGACGTCCGGCACAGGGCGCAGAAGTAGAGGTCTTCACTGAGCATCCCCCTGTTCGCGTCCCCATAGTTCACCCAGTCATACCAGGGGTATGAGAGCTTCCGGAATACTTCCGTCCGGATGAGCGCGCATCCCATTCCGCCGCCGTGGATTTCAATCTTCCGTTCGCCGGCTTCCTGCATTTCGCGCATTTCTTCCGCCGTGTATTCCGATTCCAGCGGATAGTGATAATACTCCTTGCCGTCCTTGTCCTTCAGCCTGCACAGGCAGGTGCGCCCGTGATACAGGTTGTCGGATCCCCTGTGGGCGTAATACCCAAGGCAGACCTGTCTCGCGTCTTCAAGGAGCAACTTCAGTGCGTCCTTCGGCAGCGTGATGTCATTGTCCACCATCAGCACATAGTCCGTCTCAAGATCAATCGCTTTCTGGGCAATGTGGTTTCTCGCCGTCGCAACGTCATAGCCGCGGACCGACTCAAACAGCACCTCATGCCCGCACTTGTCCAGATCCCATATTGACTTATATGTGTCCGGGTAAATCGTTTCAAAGGTAGGTACGGCAATGAGAATTCTCATCTTCTATCCCCCGATCAGGTTTCTCCGGTCGCGCCGGTAACACCCTGCACGCCGATGTTGGTCCGGAACACGATTCCGGGCAGCGCACTGTACAGCGCGGACACATAGGTCACTCCGCTGTGGGTCTGTGCCTTGGCAGCGTCGATGATGCCCTGCACAACAGCCGCGCCGTTGGGATTCTCAGCAGTGTCCACGTCATACAGCAGAATGCCGATGGCGCCGGAACCAGTGGTGCTCTCTCCGCTGGCGTTCAGAGGCGTGCCCGCCTTCACGACCGTACCGCTTCCGGGGGTCGCAACCTTCACAGGAATGGCCTGGAAGTCCTTGCTGGCGAGGATCTCAACGCCGCCGCCAATCGTGGTCTCAGCATACTTCATGTCTTTTCTCTCCTTTCAAAAGAGTAAATATGTGTCCATCGGTTCAAGCCTTCAGGCTGAACCATCCAGCTTTTTACCGCATGTACCCCTTCAAACCGTCAACAACGGATTTCTCGCTTTCCGCGCGCCTTTTGCCCAGGTTCTTTGCGCGTTCAATTGCCGCTGCCTCTGCAGCGTCATCGCCGCCGTTCCCGCCGGATCCGGGTCCTGGAATCTTGCCAAACTCGATCCGCAGTGCCTTTTCTTTTGCAGTCCATGCTTGCTGGATCAGCAACAGCGCATTTTCGATGTTTTCACATCCGATCAGGCTTTCCGCAATCTTTCCGGCAGTATCCTCGTCCACGTTGAGTTTCCCCATCACAGACTTGGTGTTCTTGGCTTTCGCGACTTCCTTCCGGAGATCTTCCAGTTCCTTGGCCGCTTTTTCATCGGCTTCCTTCTTGTTGGCTGCGTCGATCTCTTCCTGGGTCATCTTTGCCTTCAGCTGCTTCTGCGCTTCGCCGAGCTGCCGCTTGTTGTCGGCCGCTTCGTGTGTGGCTTTGTCCAGTGCCGCTTTCATGCGGTCCATTTCAGCCTTCATCTGTTCCATCTGGGCGGCGGCGTTATCCCCGCCTTTATTCGGATCATCACCACCGGCGCCGCCTTTGTTCGGATCGTCGCCGGCAGGATCGTTTCCGCCTCCGGAAGGATTGTTTCCGTCTCCAGCAGGTTCAGCAAAAAACTGAAGTTTCATGGGTAAAATCCCGTTGCGCCAGGTTTCCATATTTTGTTTCTCCTTTGCGTTTTATCGACTTCTCTGTCACTTCGTTTTGCGATTTACGTCTTCTCTGACGTTTTGCGATTTACGTCTTCTCTGACGTTTATTTCAAACGGCATTCACCGTTTAAAACCTGATTCCGCGCTTTGGACGCATCAGCATCCATTTTTTAATCTTTCCCGGATCGAAAGACCGGTCTCCAGAAGCATCTGCAATTCCAGTGCTTTGGCGGAATCTCATCGGTCCGGAAAATCTGCCCGTCATAGGCATGGCACTCTGTGCAAACTCTTTCGTCTCGCTGCGTGATCCACTCGATCATCTCTACCCCGGCATCCTCATATGCCTGCACCAGCGCGTAGTCCGTCATGTTAATTGCGTACTGTCCGAGTTGCCGGCTCCAATATTTCAGGGCTTTGTCAATTTCATAGTCCCTGTCCTGAGCCGCCTCCAGCGTTTCCGCAAGCCTGTAGGCCTTTCTCTCCGTCTCCGTGTCAAATCTGTACAGCGTTACAAAATCAGTTTCAGTAAGAACACGGTCGATCCAGTTGTCGTCAATGGCCTTCCGTGCCTGTTTCTCTCCTTCCTCCCTGTCAAGCCCGCACAGGATCCATCCGTACATATATGCTTCGTACGCGACCTTTTTGTAACGTTTACGGGCGCGTTCAGCGCTCTTCCTGTAAACTGCCATAACCGTCCGGATGATGTTGACCTCGTCCCACTTTGCCATTTTCAGCCGGCCAAACGCTTCCAGGTTCTCCCTGTTCATCGCTTTAATGGCTTTGTCGCACGGCTCGTATACCGCGTCCGTTCTGTCCGCCATGCGTTACACTCCGTATCTCGGAGTACTCCGACGTCCCCGGTTCGCGCAGCTCAGGCTGTCATACACCTGGTTGGCTTCCTTCTTGATGAACTTCCGTCCGCACACCGGACACTGCGCCCACTGGCCTTTCTTGCTCTCCCGGGATGAACCGCCGGCGCCTTCATCGCCTTCTGCCTGCGCCTGTATGCCTTCCGGGCTCGTCGGATCGGTCGTGTCGTCTTCCTTCAGCGGGATCCCGTCCTCGCCGACCCCGTTCATCCGGTCCAGCTCTTTTGCCAGCATCTCCTGGTAATCGTCGTACATGATGGCGTCGCTCTCCGGGTCACGGCTCAGGTGGCTGAACTTGAACGCCTGTACAGCAGGCATTCCGGCACTGCGAAGCGTCGCGAAGCTCTGAGTCTTTACAAGCAGGTCCTCGTAACTCTGCCTCCAGAACCGCGGCTCAAGGTCGGAAATTTTCAGCCCTGTCAGTACGTTCTGCTGGTTACAGATCTTCAGCACAACCTTCAGGAACTCTGTCTCTGCCTTCTTCCACATGTTCTGTGTCTGAAGCGCCCGGCCTTCTGCATGCCACCATCCGTTACGCATAATGACAGCGCCGTTATTGCTGCTGTCCCCGTTGCTCGCGTCACCCTGCGAAGGCATGCCGACAATCTCCAGCACAGTCCTCTTCATATCGTTTACAAGGGTCTGTGTCTGGCTCTGGTCCAGTTGCTCGTTCAGGTAATACAGTTTCTTTCCGCCGTTTGTGCCGTTCTGTGTCGGAGGAAGCTGAATTGCACCAAGATCTTTCAGCTTCAACAGGTCCTCACGGGTAATGTCCACGCCGTCGAAGACCATCAGCGCCTGAATAAACTGCTCAATACCGTCCAGCCGGTTGCTCTGCGTCAGGTTAATCGCGTCCAGAAGCGGAAGAACCACTTCAAACGCGCCCATATAGTCCGGGTTGCACGGATACTCAATCAGACTGACCATGCCAAAGTTGTGCGTGACAGTCTTGCTTTTGTTAATCTGAAGTTTCCCGGCGATTTCCTCAATCGTGTACGTCACGTTTTTCGTATAAACCGTGTATTCCGGGTCGCTGTGCGGCAGCGTCTTGTACACATAAGTTACGCCGGCAACAACCGTCTTTTTCGCGTCGTTATGGCGGATTACAAACGTGTTTTCAACGTCCGGAACAGCAATCTCAAACGGCGCCTCATCCAGGAATTCATCGTTATTCCCGATATCATGCCATACAAGCCTGTATGCAACGCCGCATGTAAACATCTTGTGAGCCAGCTCAAGGTCAAGCGTCTGCTTTCCCTCTGAAATCATCATGTCGTTGACCTTGGAAACCTTCTCGGGAATGTCACGTCTGCTGTCGTCCACACCCTTGTTCCCACGCCTGCTGACGTACTGGATCGGCTCTCCGGCAAACTCTGATTCCTTAAACGTGATAATCTCGTTCGCCAGGTTCTCAACAACCTTGTTGTTGATCTCATCGTTGTACTTCTTTGTCCGCTCCAATACAGGCTGTATTCCACGTTCGTACTTCTGGAGATAAATAATCTCTGCGCGATTCTTGTTGTGGACGGTCAACGCTTTCTGCAGCACGTCAACCACATTGTCCATGGTAATTTCGCTCTCGCTCGTGAATATCTGCCTGCGTCCGTGCAGCCCAGTGGAGTAATCCGGATCAATCCGGCCGTCTGTCACCGTCGTGTCATAAGCCTCAAGACTTTTACGCATCCGGATCCTCCCTCCCTCACTTATGTACAGAAAAAGACGCTGAACCAACGAGTTTCCTCGCCATTCAGCGTCTTCCTGCTACCCTGTCACGTCACTAACCGACCTGATTGGTCAATTAATAAAGCAGAATAGTATCTTGCAGTTTGATTATATCCAATATATTGTGTCCTGTCAATACTTTTGCGAATGTTTTCCCTATTATGTGTAGTATTCGTTCGGAAAATTAAAATAACCGCTCAAATACGCGAACCTGCCCCTGTCCGAACGTCTGCACATAGTCCGCCAGCATCGCCAGACTATCCGGTCCGTCATCGTGCTTTGCCTTCCCGTTCATTGTCCAGCTGCATACATTGTTCAGGAACGTCCTGTATTCCTTGTCTTTGACCACGCTCTGGTCCTTAAACAGGAAATGTTCCTTCACAAACGGGCTTGCCATAATGATCTTCGTCTCTTTTTGCTGCGTCGTGTACTTTGTAGTCAGTTTCGTCCGCCCGCCGCGCCGCTTTACTTCTTCCTGCACGCTCTGCGCAACCCTGCCGCCGGCACTGTTCGACTCAAACCGCCCCATATGCACATTGTGCTGAAGCAGTTTCGTCACGATCTCCGCTTCCACGTTCTCCGGGTTCGCGTTATTGAACACCACGTCCTCAATGTAGTAGTCCTGTCCGTACTGATACGCAATCGGCATGGAGCAGTAGTCTCTGCCCCGGTCCTTCGTGTCGCACACGCACAGGATCGCGTCCGGCTCGCGCTCCGGCAATTCAAAGTACCGCCTCAGCTCGTCCGGATGGTACAGCAGACCTTCCCGCTCAATCGGCTGGTTCATG